AGGGCAAGTAAGGCAGGGCCTTGCGAGCCACCATTGCGAGCCACGGGGATGATGGCACCCGGCACAATCTTGACAGTGTTGGGGTTCAGCACACCGTCGTCAGCTGCGGTGTAGACACCGGCCACGGCCAGTGATGCATTTTTCAGCAGCAGCTCTTTGACCTTGTTCAGCGTCTTAATGTCTGGCAGGGCAGTCATCAATGGGCCACGACCATAGATCTCGCCAGCCACCTTCATGTACCGGCTGATCACCCACGGGCTCATGTTGCGGCGGCGGTAGACCAGTTCGTGCTTAGATGTTTTGTCAATAACGTGATAGCAGTAGTCGCCACGTTTGTAATCGTAGATCGTGGCCTCTAACAACTCTATGTCATCAGTCGGCTTGTTCTCAATGCGGCGCTTAATATCGTCTGATATGTCTGCGTCTGGCCACTGGCGCTGAATGCTCTCACCCTTCATGCGCATGCGGCGGTAGACGTTGTCCACTTGACCGTTGGCACCTTCCTCGTAGCTCACCAAAAAGAGTGGCACAGGGATGAAGTTGAGTGGCTGCACATCATCGCCGGGCTGCACCATCATGCATGCGGTTCCGACCGCCAGATCCAACAAGAACTCGCCCATGGCAATGTCAAAGTTGGACTGGTTCAGCATGGTGAACATCTTGTCTTGGTAGACCTCAAGCACAGCTTGGGCTTGCTGCTTGCGATCAGCTGGAATATCTGAGCCAGCCTCTAGCTTTGCCCACTTACGCTGCGGCGGGAACACCACAGACTGCAAGCGGTTGGCAAAACGCTGGGTAGAGTTGATGGCGGTTGAGTCAAAGACGCGCTGCATCTTCTTGGAGCCAGTGGCACCACCTTCCCACACACCGTATAGCTGGCGCTGGGGCAAGGCGAATTCGTAGGCATCTTGGTAAAGCTGCTGGAATTCGTCCTTCTTGGCTTGGGCGGCGACCTGCCGTTTCAAGATCTGCTCTGGGGTTAACCGCATGCCGCCATACGAGTTATTTTTTTCGTATTCCATCATCAATCCTTTTGCAATTCGTACTTCTCCAACATGTTGCGGCCTTTGGCTGCCAGCCTTGAAGCTGCGCCAGATGTGCGCGGCACCGGCTCGCCCCACGCATTGGCTGCCAGCGCCAGCCGGGTTGGCTTGCCCTTGTCATCCACCAGTGGGCCGCTTGGGTTGGTGTAGAAACGGGTCAGGAAGGAACCTTTGCGACGCAGCGCTTGGCCTGCTGGGCTCTTGTCTTTGACACCCGGCTGTAGGTTTTCGCTTTCACCAGAGCTTTCAAACTTGCGCCGACCGGCTTCGGTCAGGCCACCCTCTGGATCCTTGTATTTGCTCACTTCTTTTCTCGCGCCGCAGCCATGTTGTCAACCAAGTTGGGATAAGGCCTGCCAGCTTTTGCGGCACGACGCATGGCGTTGCGCTTCTCTTGAGAAGACAGCTCTTTTGGCTTGCCTAGATCTTTAGGCCGTGGCTTGTCCCAGACCTCTTTCATTTCTTTTTGTTCATCGCGTTGGTGGCGGTGCGCTGGCCGCGCACTGGCATGGGCTTGCTAGCTGGTTGCGAGCTGCCTTTGCTTGAGGATTCGCGCATCTTCTTTGCTGCCTGCTCTTGCGGTTTCTTGTTCATCATTACGGCCTCTCCTTTGAAAGTAATGGTCTACTCATCTTGCGGGAAACGGCACCAACCCTTGCGGCCCGGCGCTCGCCTATCTCACGCTTTAACGCGCTACCTGCTTCAGTTTTTCTAGCTTCATACTTACTTGAGTCAAATGCAGCAATCTCTGGAGCTACTGGAATGTCGGGCGTTTTAGGTGCAGTGTCTGTAAATTTAGGAATTGGTTTTGCTTCGTAATAGGTATACGGGCGCTCAACAAATCCATACTGCAAACCACCACCGGCACCACCTGGGCCTAAATGTGGTGAAGATGATGGCAAAAGCTCAGCCTCACGACGGGTTCCCTGCCTTTCAATCAAAGGATTTTTTTCTATATCTGCAAGCAATGCGGTGTAGTCATCAAGCTTCTTTTTATATGCTGTCTTCTGTGTTTCATAAGTTGGCAGCAATGAATCTTTATAAGCTGCAATCTGCGCTTCATAGGGCTTCATTTGCTCAGTCACGCCAGCTTGGTAACCTGTGAATGCTGTTTGATATTCACCCGTAATTGAATCTAAGTTTGATTTGTATTGCTTGGCCAGCTTGCTAATATCAGATGTGCTGCGTCTGGCAATCTGGCGTTGTTTGTATTGGGGTAGGGTAGCCATTACTGCAACCTCATTCCACCGTTACTCAGGTCGGTAGCGACACCAAGCTCTGCGTCCATGCGCTCACCTGAGAGCAGGGATCTGCGGCCACCACGGGTGCGAGCTTTGAGCGCAGATGCTTCGGCAGCTGCTGCCTTGCGGCGCTCCTCATCTGCTGCGGCCTGCACTTCCTTGGCTTTCTTCTCCATCTCCAACTTATTGTTTGCATAGTTGGTTTGCGATGATTCAAACTGCTGCCGCGCTGTCTGTGCTTGCTGCTCCATGGAAGCACCTTGCTTTGCGTATTCAGCCGTTTGCTTAGACAACTCAAACCGCATGGCAGCTTGATCGGAAGATTGCTGCGCCAGTAATTTGCGTTGATCTGATTCGGCTTGACGGCGCGACTTTCGCGCTTCGTCAGCGGTGTAAGCTGAACTCAAAAGAATAGAAGCTGCAATCCAACCCATAACTAACTCCTAATTAAAATTTCATCAATGTTGTCTAAGTCTGTTTCATCAGTTGCGTGAATGCAAAACCAAACACTGTCTTCATGCGCTGTGATGATGTGATGATGCCCAGCAAGAATATTGATACAGGCAGGTGCCTTGTATTCAGTTCTCACCCCTTCAACTTCCACCGTCACATCACCCTTGGCCAAGATACTTAAATGGTCATAGGCATGCGCATGACTAACTGCATAGTGCTTTGCTGGCAACAGCATCTGCTTTGCGTACAAGCCAGCAGAAAAGTGATGCACCACGCCCAGATCAATATCTATCATTCAAACGATTCTATTGAAATTTGTACAGAGTGCAAGTGACTGATATCAGAGTGATATCAACTCATGCAAATACATCAAAGTCGGTGCTGGCGCTGGACTGGCCCATGGGTCGGCCACCGAGCTGGTGGGTGCGGGTCATGCGGTTGTATTCGCCGCCGCCCAGCATCAGGTAGCCGAAGGAGTCGCCAATGTGAGAGTGCTCATTTTTATTTGGGGCATCCCTAAAGCGCTCTTGGCCAGCGCCAACTGCCACCCGCTTGAAGTGATAGCCACCTGCAAGCGCTTTGCGCAGCAGCTTGCACTCGCGGTTGACAATAAGCCCCGGCTTGCCGGTGATCAGGCGCTGCATGGGCGCAGCCGAGGCCTCTCTTCGCACCTTGAAGTCGTTGCTGGCGGTGGGTTGTGCTCGCAGCCCCAAGGTTTTGAGGTAATCGAAGGCTGTGACCTCGTAAATAGCATCTCTGGCCATACCCGCTGGGTCACCCCAGATCATTACTTGGTGATTGGGGTAGCGCTGGTTCAATTCAGCCAGCAGCTGGTGGCCAAAGCGCTCCAGTCCCATGTCAAAGGTCACGATTTCTTGATGGATCAGCCACCTGCCGTTGGGCAAACGCTGGCCAATGGTGGCAGCAGGGGTCAATCCGAAGTCAAGCCCCACCTGTATAGGCACATTGGGGTCAATTTCAGTCTCACCGGACATGGTTGAGTCTTCATACTCTGGCCAAACAGGCCGTCCTTCCTGCACATAGGTGTACTCACCCCCCGCATAGCACCTGATCCAGTCCAGGTTCTTGCCAAGCAGCATTTGCTGGTAGTAGCCGGGCGGCAGGTTGTGAATGTTCTCAGCCTTGGGGTTGACCTTCCACCACTTGCCCGACGCAAAGATGTGATCGTTGGCCTCTGGCATGTCTGGCAGGTTCTCAACGTCCACAGGCACCACACCGCCGGGCTGTCGAAAGAACTTCCACGCATAGGCACCACTCATCTTCTCCTTCTCGGCCATCCTGTGCCACCAATGGTCGTCATCACAAGGGTTGGTGTCCATCCAGATGCCGTGCCAAGTAGCCCCGCCATCGCGCTTTGTCGGATACCGGCCAACCCGGTGTGTCAAACCATCAATCACGGCTTTAGGCAGCTCACGCGCCTCATTGACCCAAGCACCTGTGAGCTCCAGCGACAGCAGCTTCCTGACATCCTTGGGTTGATCAAGGGCAAGGAACATGACCTCGCAGTCAATGCCAGCTGCACCCTCGCGAGCAGGCAAGCGGATGTGGTGTGTGATGGGTGGTGTCCACAACATAGGCCCAAACGTGCCTTCTGGGAATAGGTCAAGCCATGTCTTGATGGTCGTCGTCTTCAACATGGGGTAGCTGTTCCTGACAATCGCCCAGCGGGAATACCTGACGTTGTCAATCGGACTGGCTTTTTGCTGGACAGCTTTGATGAAGATCTTGGCCGCGCAGCCGTAGCTCTTGCCAGAGCCCACCGGCCCCATGATCCCTTGAACAAAGTTCTTGGACTGGATGAAGTCGTAGATCACCGGCGACTCGCTGAAGTCTAGGTTCAAGCCGGCCATCGGCACCGTCTTGTCGGACATCTCTTTTGTACGGCTCATCTTCTTGCTCCAGTTGTCTAATCTGTCTTTTGCGCCACATGGTTCCCTAGCTTGAGTTTGGCTTCAATGTACTGATACAAAGCTTTGAAATGAGCACCCTCAATGTGTGGATCACATCCACCCCAGTGCCATGCCTCAATAAGCTCGTCTTCCGTCAGCCCAACCCATGTGCGAGCTACCGAGGATTCCTCGGTTACTGGCCCTGTGCGCTGTGCCAAGGCTTCTTTGATGGCGGCAATGGCCGCGTCTGTTTGTTTATTAATTGGGTCAACGTCAAAACAATCAGAATAATAGGCATCAATGCAGTACGCCAACCCTCCGTTAGTGCCAGTTCCGTTAATAAGTTGCTCGTTTGCTTGCAACGCATCAAGCGCCTGTTTCAATACTTTAATCATGATTCGATTCCAAAATGTTCTTTTAACTGAGTGCCATCTGCATAAGAAACAACTTCGCCGCTATGCTCGTCTATGTCAAATGCAGAATCAACAATGGTTGCACATTCCTGAATAATCAACTCGGCGAACTTTTCCATCCAAGCCATACTACCAAGCGGAAATGCTTCTTTTGATGCCTGTTTAGCAAGTTCTTTAATTCGTTCATTCATGCTTGTCCCCTTGCTCTGATGGCTTCTTCAATTTCGGCGCTCATTATTTTTGCTTTTATCGCCACCGTGGATGGCAAATGTGTACTTTGCATAACTTGATCGGCGCTAAATTTGTGGCGGTGTTGAAACAACTCACCGTTGCGGTCACAAATCAGTCTTAACTCCATTTCGCCAAAGCCAAGGTTGTGGAAATTGCTTTTACGTTCTTTGGCGGCTACCAGTTTGGCAAAGG